GGGTATGGCCCAATGGGTCTGATGAGATCACAGGGTTGGCGGCACACAATGGATTCTTGTTTATCTTTGGCAAGCGTCAAGTATTGATTTATGCAAATGCGACTACTCCATCAAGTCTGTCATTGAGCGACACCATTAGCAACATTGGTTGCATTGCAAGGGACTCTATTGCCAACACAGGCAGTGATGTGGTTTTCTTGTCAAACAGTGGTGTGCGTTCATTGCTCAGAACGATTCAAGAGAAGTCTGCACCTTTGCGGGACTTGTCTAAGAATGTCCGTGATGACTTGATGACGATTGTGAATGCTGAGACATTGGCAAACATCAAGGCAGTCTATTCAGAGTCAAATGCCTTCTACCTGATTAACTTCCCAACTGCTACCCAGACCTACTGCTTTGACACCAAGGCGGCATTGCAAGATGGTTCTTCACGGGTAACTGTGTGGGATTCCATCACTCCAACTGCTTTCCTTGCTAAACGCAATGGAGACTTGTTGATTGGCAAGAATGGTTATGTTGGCAAGTATGGCACTTACCTTGACCACACAAGCACATACCGATTGCAATACTTCACCACTTATGCTGACCTGGGACAGCCCAATGTCACTTCTATTCTGAAGCGCATTGCAGTGGTGGTGATTGGTGGCTCAAGCCAAGGCTTCATCATCAAGTGGGGATATGACTTCTCTGGTCAGTATTACGCCACCACACTGCAAATTCCTCAGTCTACTGTGTCTGAATATGGGACTGCTGAATATGGGGCAAATGGTGTTCCTGTTGCCTACTACTCAGATGGCATTTCTTTGCAGACTTTGGTTGGTCAAACATCAGGTTCTGGCAAGACTGTGCAGACGGGTTATGAAGTGCAGATCAATGGGTATCCTGTGAGCATTCAAAAGATTGAGATTCAAGCCAAGAATGGCAAACTGGTTTAAGGAAGAAACATGGCAAATTACACCAAAACCACCAACTTTGCGGCTAAAGATGCTTTGTCGCCAGGGAATGCAGGAAAGATTGTCAAGGGAACTGAGATTGATACTGAGTTCACCAACATTTCCACTGCCATTGCAACCAAGGCAGATGGAACCTTCACAAACTTCAGCTTTGTTGAGAGTGGGTCTAATCTACTTATTCGTCACTCAGGAACTGATGTAATGAAGATTGACAGTTCTGGCAACCTGACTGTGTTAGGCAACATTGTGGCTAACGGTACTGTTTGAAAGACATAAATGAATTTCAGTGCAGCAATAGCAAACATTAAAGCAGAAATTGCCTCTGGGAAAGAGGGTGCTTATAAAAGGGCGCTTGCTGTAAATCCTAATGCTCCTCCATTGCCAGAAGGTAGTGCTGTTGGTGAATATGGACAAACAAATGTTATTGGATTGCCATTTGGAACTCAATTAACGCCACAACTTCAGCAACAACTGAAGGCATATCAAGATGCTGGTTTTACATTGCAGTATCGTGAGCCTCCAAAGGTTGATAAAGGGCCGTTAGCATTTATAACAGACCCACTTGCTCAACTAGACAAAGATTTAAGTCTTTCTCAAAACGCACCACTGATTGCGGCAATTGCTCTGAGTGTTGCGGCCCCAGGAGTTGGTTCAGCTATTGGTCAACAGATGATAACTGCTGGACTGCTTCCAGCGGCAACATCTGCTGCTGTAGCTACAGCAATTGGTACTGGTGTGGCAAATGCCGCCCTACAAGTTGCACAAGGTAAGTCTCCAGAAGAAGCATTGAAAGCTGGTGTTATTGGCGCTGCTGGTGGTGCTGTTGGAAGTTATCTTGTTGGTGACCCTGGTGCAATAAATAATTTTGTCTCTAGCACATCAACTAATCTTTTAGCTGGCAAGCCTCCTGAAGAAGCTGTCAAGTCTGGAATTATCAGTTCTGGTGCTGGTCTTGCTGGTGGTGCTGCTTCCCAAGCAACTGGCTCTGCTGTTGCAGGACAAGTAGCTGCTGGAACTACTGCTGGTTTGCTTGCTGGTCAAACTGGTGAGCAAGCATTGATTCGTGGTGTTTCCAACATAAAAGTTGATAGCCTTACATCATCAATTCCACCAAGCACAACTGCATTTGATACAACAACTGACATTTCAGACACATCTGGGTTTGACATACCCACACCAACACCACAAACACCGATTACTGGAAATACTGGAGGAAATATGGCAACCTATGATGACCCAACAGGCGGGGCTGGTCAATATTATGGAACAGAAGATGATTTTTACAATCAACTTTACAATTATCAAGGAACTCCACTTGATTATGCAACTGATCCAACAGGCATGATGAATAGTGATACACAGTATTACGATGATCCAACAGGTGGTGCTGGTGGCCTTGGGACAAATCAAAACCCTGCCATGTATGGAAACCTAACTGTTGGGCAACTGCAAAGATTGCTTAGTGGCACTGCTGGTGGCGGTGCTGCTGCTGGTGGAATAAGACCTTTAACGACAGCACAAAGAACAGCTCAACAACAGGCATTAGGATCACTTTTAGGTGGTGCTGTTGGCGGTCTTGGTGGTGTTTTAGCTGGTCAAACTTCAGCTAAAGCATCTGAAGAACAAGCCAGGATGATTTCTGAGGCAACTGGTCAAGCTGTTGGCGGCTCTCAGTTCAGACCCATTGGAACAACGACAAGGTTTGGCACAAGCCAATTCCAAGTTGATCCTACAACTGGTCAATTGACAAGTGCTGGTTACACAGTTACTCCAGAACTCAAGGCGATGCAAGACCGCATCATGGCTTTGTCTGGTCAAGGCTTGACTGAGGCAGAGCAAGCCGCAGGTCGTTATGCTCCTTTGACTGCTGGCGCACAGGGCTTGTTTGGTTTAGGTCAGCAATATTTGGCACAGTCTCCAGAACAAGTTGCCGCCGATTACATGGCTAAACAACAAAACTTGTTGGCTCCTAGTCGTGAGCGTCAACTGGCTCAGTTGCAGAACACTTTGTTTCAGCAAGGGCGTAGTGGCCTGTCTGTTGGTGGTACTGGATTGCGCCCAGGTGGTGGTCAAGGTCTACGGGCGGCATCTCCTGAGATGGAGGCGTATTACAACGCCTTGGCTCAACAAGATGCGGCATTGGCGGCACAGGCAACTCAAGCTGGTCAACAACAAGTGCAGTTTGGCGCTGGTTTGTTAGGCTCTGGTGCTAACTTGCTTGGAAGTTATACACAAGGATTGACGGGTGCTTATGCGCCATTCAGCACTGGTATTGGCGTAGGTTCACAGCTTGAGCAACTTGGACAACAGCCTTTGTCAATAAGTCAGCAATTGGCTCAATTGAGTTCTGCATCTGGTGCAAGGGCTGGTGAACTTGGAATTAGGGGAACCACTGCGGCATCTGTTGCTAGACTTCCTTCTATGCAGTACAACCCATTGTCAAGGGCATTGGTTGGTGCTGGTGGAAACACTCAGTTTGGCAATGCCTTGGGTCAATTTACTGGTAATGCTCTTCCAGATTTGTTGGGATTATTCAGTGGCGGTCTCCCAAATTATGGGTTAGAAGATCGTCAGAATGATGTAAACGCTAATTTCTAAGGAATAATCATGGCAACAGATATTGTTGGAAGTTTGTTTGGTGTTAGCCCTGAGATGTATCAGGAGCAACGAAATCGTCAGGGAATGCAAGATGCCATTGCTATGGCATCACTTGACCCTATGCAATATGCAAATGCCGCTATTCAAGCTGGCGCTGGTCGTGCCGCTGGTGGGTTTGCTGGTTTGATGGGTGTAGAAGACCCTCAAATGCGTTTGATTAGCCAGACTAACCAACTGATGCAGGGCTTGAACTTGCGTGATCCACAGTCTTTGTATGATGCGGCTCAACAAGCAAGCAAAATGGGAAATGTACCGTTAGCAATGAAACTGCTTGAGTTGTCGGATGTGGCTCAAGTTAAAGCACAACAATTTGAGAGTCAAAGACAAGCAAAACTTGCACAAACTATTGCACAACGTGCTTATCAGCCAGGTGCTGCTGAAAGAGCACCAGTATTGGACATTCAAGAACGTCAACAAATGGCAGATCAAGGCACTCCAATGCCTGAGAACATTGCTGCGGTCGCACCAAGTTATGACATCAGCAGAGTTGCTCCACAGTTGCAAGCAATGGGGCCAGCAGGTTATGCGGTACTTGAGGCGGCTGGTAAAGCAGCGGCTGTAAGTAGACCAGAATATAAAGAGGCTGGCGGTGTTTTGTATGAGATACCGAAGTTTGGCGATGGTGGCCCTAAACCAGTAACTCAAACAGCAAGAAAAACAATCACCATTGGCAATCGTGTTTTAGACGCAAACACAATGGATGTTTTGTTCACTGCACCAGACGCAACTCCAGCGGCTGTTGCTGAGTGGAAGGCATTTCAAGCATTGCCCAAGAATGAGCAGCAATCATTCTTGCAATTACAGGCAGCTAAACGGCCAGTTACAACTGTCAATCTGCCTAATGAGGGTGAAAGAAAGGCGGCAACTTTGGCTAATAGATTAAACTTTAGCGTTGATCAAATTAATCAAGCAATTGGAGTAGACCCAAATGCCGCAATGCCAAATACCAGTTCTGAAGTTGCAAGATTTTTAACTCGTTCAGAAATAATTTCAAATAGACTAACACCAGTACAACGTCAAATTGTTGAATCTGCTCAATTAGATATTTTGGACGCTGCATTGACCCTTGGAACTGGTGCTGCCTATACGCAAGCCCAACTTGAGGGATACCGCAAGTCATACTTCCCACAAATTGGCGATAAACCAGAGAATGTGGTTTCTAAAAGAGCAAGGCTGCAAAACATATTGAGAAGTGCCGAAATTGCATCTGGCAGGGCAAAAGTTCCAACTCAGATACCCTCTTCTGGTGCTGATTTATCTTCAATCATCACTGCCCCTGCAAGCAACTAAGGAATAATCATGGGACTAAGAGAAGACCAGATTGCACAAGCCAAGGCGATGAAATCGCCTGATGGTAAGAGAATGTTTACTGATGAGCAGATTGAGGCACATGTTAAGTCGCTAGATTTGCAGCAAACATTTTCTCGCTCAGTGCTTGATCCCAATCAGCCAGACCCGCCATCACAAATTCTGCGATCTATGGCGCAGGGTTTGACATTTAACACAGCAGATGAAATTGAGGCTTATCTAAAAACACTTGATGGTGGTGATAGAGAAGCGGCCTTGCGTGATATACGCATGAAGTTAAAAAACTACCAAGCGGCAAGTCCGATTGCATCAACTGCCGCAGAAATTGTTGGGTCATTGCCATTAGCCGTTGTTGGTGGCCCTGCCGCTGGTTCAACACTATTGCGGTCTGCTGCCAAGGTCGCAGGGGTTGGCGCTGGTATGGGCGCAGCAAGTGGCTTTGGTCGAGCAGAGGGTGATGTACTTGACAGACTTGCGCCAGCAGCAGTAGCTGGAGCAACAGGCGTTGTGGCAGCCCCGTTAGTCTTTGGTGGCATGAAGTTGCTTGGTAAATTGACTGACCCAGTGCTAGATTTTGCCGCTAGAAAGTTTGGCGATAAATTTTCTAAGTCAGTTGAAACTGAAATAAGGCGCATCACTGAAGCAACAAGGATGACACCAGACGAGATTGTGCAGCGGGTGGCTAACGGTGAACCTTTATCTGAAAACCAAGCCTTGTTAAGTGCAGTGCGATTGCTTTATGCACAGGGCGGTCAACCAGCCAGCATTTTAAGAGAGTCATTAGGAACTAGGCCAACAGCTTTGCGTGAAGGTGCAATTGCAGACATCCAACAAACATTGACTGGTGACATTAAAGACCCCAATGTTCTGCGTGGATTCAAGGCATCTGAGGCTGAACGCAAAGTAGTTAGAGGTCAGTTGTATGAGCAAGCGTACGAGTCTGGTGGAATCATTACCCCAGAAATGCTGGCTTCACTTAGAGAAGCATTGAAAAGAGCGCCTGACGCTGCTGAAAATATCAATGCTCTGCACTTGGCAAAAACTGGACAAAAACCATTCTTTAAAATTGACGAGACTGGTGAGATTCAATTTATTAGAGCGCCAAACATTCAGGATATGGAAACAGCTAGGCGCGGCATCCAGACAACAATTAACAACAAATTTAAATCAGGTCAAGGTGATGTTGGGACAGAACTCAAACCTTTTGAAACGGCATTAAGAGATGAGATCAACAAATCTTCTCAGGCGCTAAAAGACGCTAGGACTACTGCCGCCAGTAATAAAACCACAACAGAATCATTTGACTCTGGCAAAAAAGCATTTGGGAAAAGCCCAGATGAAATTGAGATTGAATTTGAATCTATTGTTGCAAAAGGCAGCGATGCCGTGTCAGCATATCGGGCTGGTGTAATGGATCAGTTGCGGTCAAAAATGTCATCTGGTGGCAGAACAACCATAATGGGCAAATTGGCAGACGCTAATACAAAAGAGGGTGCAATTTTTAGAGTCATTTACCCACAAGATAAAGTTGATGGCATATTGAAACTGGCTTCAACTGCCGCACAGTCACAACGGGCTGCTGGAAAAGTTATGGGAGGTTCAGACACTTTTGCAATGCAAGCTGAAGCAAAGCAACAAGGCATAAACATTTCTGGTGAAGAAATTTCATCTGTTTTGAGTGGCAATCCTTTTAGTGTTGCAAGAGTTTTAGGTAAATGGATGCAAAAAAACGAGCCAAATTTAACACCAGAACAAAAGCAAGAAGTCGCTAGAATTTTAATCTCTACAGATCAAGATGTTGTCAAAAAAGCATTGTTGGACAATTCAAAGTGGGACGAAATTCAAAGAAAAGCAAGAGCAATTTCTAGCAGCATTACACGCACAACACCTGGCCTGTTTAATGTCCCAACTCAAAATCTAAGAGAAATGATTTCACAATAGGGGCAAAAGATTGATCCTCTCACCCTTCTGGCGATGGCAAATGGCTGTGTCGCAGCTATTCGCAAAGGCTGTGAACTCTATAAAGAGGTCAAGGGAACTGTTGCCGCAGCCCAAAAGACTGTTAAAGAGGTCACGGCTATTGCTGAAGAAGTGGGCGGCTTCTTTGGGTTCTTCAAGAAGAAAAAGCCCAAGCCCA